ACCATTCCCCTCTGCGTTCTTCTGCAAAGTGTTCAAAGATTTTATGCATCTCTTTTTCTTTTGAATGTCTATTATCTACTGACATTGTAGCGACTACTTTATAGTCACGGAAAGGTGAAGATGTTTGGTATCCGTTAAGCCTATCTTCAGATGAGACTGCCTTGCCTACCTTTACCCACTCAGGCCATGCGGTATTGACAAGAATATAGACTTCTCCTTGATTGACACTTTCAATTTTATTGTGTGACCAAGCATCGTCTAAAGATTTATACCGACCCGGTTTGTGTAGAGGATGTGAAGACGGAACGTACTTACCATTGACATACATTCTGTTTTTGTTTTTGGCTGCGTGTGTGGACACTCTTTGTCTGTATCCGCTAGGACTGTAGTACCACCAATCCCCATCTTCAAACTTGGCATCACTGTGAGTGTAATGCTTTAGGTTAATATCTTCCACACTACTCTTTAAAAAGTCGAACATGCTTATTCTCCTGAGTCAGTTTTACTTTGGGTTTCGTTTACAGAAGCTACCAGCATCTTAGTGAAAGCATCTTGTGCTACAACAAGTTGATCTAGGTCAAACCTAGCCTGTGCAGTCTTGCTGTTCAATGAAGCAACATGATTAACCATAGCCTTCTGGTTATCTTCTAGTTCTTCAAAGTCGTACTCTTTACCATCAATGGTAATCATTTGGTTATCATCATTCATTTTCATTCTCCTTTTCTTTCTGTTTAAGTTTCTGCCATTCTTCATAACTAGGATGGCTACGTGGGGGATTGTACTGTACCCAACCATCCCCACGCTTCCACACTAACTTAACACTAAGCTGCTTCGATGTCAACTATTTCACATACCCCTGCAGTACAAGCTAACTCACGCCCACCTGAAGTTGTATCCTCTTTCTCAAACTCTTGCAACAATGACCAGTCTACATTCTTTGGCATCTTTGTCAAGAACTCTTTGTAATTATCTTCATCAATGTCCTGATAAGGTGCTTGTTGGTATGTATGCTCACTGAATGGCAGGAAGCTGATACCAGATACCTCATCAAAATGTTCATACACCCAAGAGCCTACGCTCATCCATTCATTTTCCTTCACAGAAATTGTTACGCTAGGCTTATGTTCGCACCAATGCCGCTGGTATGTGAGCCATAGTTTAAGCTGCTCAATAGCTGTCATTTCGGTACGAGTTACTGCGTTCTTAGGTGACTTCATAGGGAAGCTAAACACTGTTGTTGAGTCGGGTTTCATTACATCAGGTTCAGCAGGTATTCCCTGTGAAATAAGGAACTGTGTTAGTGGGTCTTTATTGTCACCACGAACAGTACGAATGTAATATGGGTTGTGACGAGCGTGAATACCACTTGCTGCATCAGTAAGCTGTGATACTGTACCACTAGGCTTGACACAAGTGACAGCAGTTGACTGTGGTATCTTAAGCTGTTTAGCCATAGCCTTGTTAGATTCAACAGCTACAGAACGTAACAACTCAAGCACTGTTTCCAACTTACCACCTGCAGTGGCTGTCAGTTCATTGTCCATGATGCCTGTAAGTGACACACCCAGCAACCGTTCTTCCTCTGTGTTCTTCTGCCAAATCTTGCGCAGATAACGGAAGTTAGTCAGAGTTGCTTGGAATGTACCAAGAATAGTGGCAAGGCGTACCTTTTCTTTGAGAGTTTCTACTGTATCATTCTCACGTACAACTACCTCTGATAAATTGCAGAACTGATATGGACGTAAAATGATTTCACTGCAAGGGTTGCAACCGAAGTCATGCTCAACATCACGTCTACCATTCTTAGCTGCCTGCTTCTTAGCTGACTGACGATTAAAGATGCCACGCTCACCTGACTTGCTGTCATACAAAGACAACCACTCACGCATGAATGTACCCATCTCAGGCTTAGTCTTGTACGCCACAGAGTTATTAGCCAACGCACGTTGCCCTTCGTTCTCCCACCACTGACCTGACTTAGCATGTGCCATCTGGTCATCATTGAGATTAGACAATGAAATCAATGCGCTACGGCGTACACCACCTACAACTACAACCTCACCAATCTTACACATGATGTCGTGACATTCAATTGGGTATAGCCTACGTCCAGAAGCACCCTTGAACTTTTGAATACAAAACTCAAATAGTTCTACAAGGGGCTGTGGGCCTGATGCACGACCACCAAAAGTCTTTAGCCGTGCGCCAGCAGGACGTACTTCGCTGACATCGAACTTAGGTACTTGTCCAGTGTACAGCATAGCAATCAATTCTTTAAGTGACTTAGCCCAACCCGGACGTGAATCACCTACCTTGATTACTGTATCTGTATCGTGGAACTCTTCGCTAACCATAGGTAGCTTCTCAATGCAATGACGCTCAACGCTGAAGCCAACGCCAGTGCCACACATAAGAATATACATTGTTTCATCGAAGGCACGAGGGCTATCTACAGGCACGTATGAACAGTTGTATCCACCTACGTGACAGCGATCTAGTGCTGGCCCAGCAGTCATCAATGCCCTCATAGAAGGCATGATGGACTGGTTGAGTACAGCTTCTTCCAGTTCACCTCTTAGTGTATCTGGTAGCTTATAGCCATTGTTATTAAGCAAATGGTCAGCCATATAATCAAAGTATCTTGCGACAGTTTCACCCCATGTCTCCCTTCGCTGTTCTTCTTCTTTCCATCTTGCATAGCGTGAAAGTGCTATGAAGTTTTGGTAGTCTGTTGGTAATGTATTACTAATCATCTCTTTACTCCGTTACTGTTCTAATGTTTCTGATGGTGGCACCTTCTATGTCATAGAAGTATTCTTGTATGCCGTCTTCTAACTCCTCACCTACTCGACCATCAGCGGGGATAGGGTATTCTTCTTCATCTACATCAAGGGTAATAAACATTTTAACTCTTATCACTTGCCATTACCTCTTCAATTAACTTGTCCAAGTACCACTTGGCCTTTTGCAAATCCTCTATAGGCTTATCTTTGTAGTCGAAACGCCAGAGGTATTTCATAATGTTACCCTGCAAGTAATACTTAAACCCTTTGTCAGTGGCAGCAGAGATAGCGTGTATGCACTCAATGCCTGTCTGATTGTAGTGTGGTGGACTGTTGACCATATCAACTTTTTGTTCAGGCCATGCAGTTTTGCTTACTTTTTCTTGTTCCATCATCAATTTCATATATTGCTCGTGTCTACTCATGCTGAACCCCCTGTCTTTGTGTTAAAGGATAAGTGTACTACGTTACCATCATAGGTCTTTTCTACACCTGCTTCTTTCTCTAATTCTACATCAATATCCATCTCGTTGTCCATAACTTTCGTGACATATTCGTGAACAATATTGCGTAATTCCTCCATCTCTTCCATGACAGGTACGGAAGCACACATCATCTTAGCAAAGTGCATTACTTGATAATAATCTTCGTCATCCATAGGGTTGTCTGGCATAGCCATAATAGATATATCAACTTCACCTGACCACCTACCATCGTCATTAGCGAATGGCCTGACACGTATAAGGAAATCTTCCTCGTTTATTTCGCTAGCTAGTTTCTCCATCATACTCATAGTTATCTCCTTTTCACTTTTGTGCCACCAAACTTAATAAACTTTGGATGCTTGTTCTTACCCTTCTCCTTCAACCAATCTTCAGGGATAATCCTGTCATAGTATCTAAAGCCATATTTTATACACCATTCACCGTAGGTAGACTTAGCACCCTTACGTAACTTGCGTCTGCTACTCTCAAATACAAAGCGAATATCCAATTTAGGATGCTGCTTTTTAATAGCCAGATGCTTACGTCTATCCGCTGCGGTGAACATACCCTTTGTTTCAATAATGATGCCGTTGGACAGCACGAAGTCTGGTGTGTAGGTTCTGTACGCTAGGTCTTCCCACTCAATCTTAACTTGCTCATATAAGAAATCTACTTCGAGTTCTTTTAAATAATCAGATACTTTGAGTTCAAGACCACTACGATACCCATATTTCCGTGCTGCCCTAAATTGCTTTGCGTTAGGCAATAACTTCTCCAATATAGCTTACTATTGGGGGGTTCTTTGCCTGTGACTTTACAGATGGACGCTCAGTAAGACTATCCCAACAATCAAAACGGTAGTTACAAAATCTGCATCCATCATTAAGGACTTTATTACCTGTGGGCTTGCCACGAAAAGTTTCAGGCACTGGTTCAAAACATCTTTCAAATTTATTCTCCTTTACTGTTTCAACCGTCTTTCTAATTCTCCCTACTTCTTCTTCAACGTCAATACCTTTAGCTGGTACATACTTAAACTTACCATTGGCTTTGTTGACTACCCACCAGCCACCTACTTTCTTGCCAGATGCTTTGGCGTAACCAGCAAGCTGTGCTACGTATCCAAACCCATCACCACTTGCAAGGGTGTCATAGGATTCAAACTTGTTTCTGTATGACCAGTCTGAAGCTGATTTAATATCATCAACTGCACCATCAATGACAAGATCATAAGAACCAGAAACGCTGTCGTCACCAAGATCAAGAGTAACTTTGTCCGTGTCCTCATATTTAACTCCTGCTTCTTTGAGTATACCCTTGAACACAGCCTCGACAATATCACCGATCATCATGTTCATTATGAATGTTGTTGGGAAGGGTAACGCTACCTCTGGCTTATTCTTGTCATACCAGAGTTGACAGGTTGGCCTACCTACATTTGACATACGTAGACCAAACTTATCACGCTTGTTACCCCCACCAAACTGGCGTTGTGCAGCAGCCATCACATCATCACCAATCTGTTTGATTGTTTCAGGTGATACAGTTGAGTTGCCTTTTACAGCATCTTGAAGATACTGATGCAGTGCCAGTTCAGCGGGGTGGTTCATTATGCTACCTCTTCTTCGATTTCGATGTCAACTAAATCATCAATGATTTCATCGTCACCGTCTTCAAGTTTTGAGTTCACCTTTTCTGCCCAAGAATTGATAATATAAGAATTGTAATTATCAATCCAAGATACAAAGTCACCAAACATCACCTGATCTTCTTGGTTAAGATCAATAGTCTTAGTGACATCAAGCGATACCACAGGAACAAAGAAACTATTACCATTAGGCATCTTGCGTTCATTGGTATTTGCCAAGAATGTATGCATAGGTGGAAGACGTTCCATCTTAGCAAGTTTAGTGAACACATCACCAACCAACTTAAATGCATCACGATTGTCAATCTCCCAGATGAATGGAGTAACATCAACCTCTACAGGCTCACCTTTATCATTCACAGGATCAATCAGTTCAACAGTACCCAAGACAACACGTACACGCTTAATCTGTTTAATTAAGTCTTGTAGTTTCTCAGGCAATGCCTTGAAGTCCTGAATGTATCCAGCAGGTTTACCACAGTTAAAGCCACCATCATTGTCCTTCAGATCAGATTCCATCTTAGAGTCATCTGTCATTAAAGATTTGATGAAACGATTAGGTGATTTAGCATTACCCATAACAAAACGCTTGTACATGAAGCGTTGAATGAAGGCACGTACCTTCACTGCTGAAGCATAGTAGGTTGGCCCATCTGGGATTTCCAACTTATATGTTCCACCTTCTACTACTTCTACGTTTACATTTTTACCGTTTACTTCAGCAGTACCCATTACTGGAGAATGGTTAATGCGTAGACGTGCAAGAGAACTAGATTTAGGTTTACTCCCACCTTCTTTTGCAATGCCCATTACCTTCGCCATAGCAGCATAATTATTTTGGTCTATCGTTGTAAGTTCTGTCATATGTGTTACTCCTTTCTGTAGAGTGAATGAGGCATAGTTATATCACGCTATGTCCTTAGTGTCAAGCCAATTCGGTCCGATTTTTGCTTCTAAAAGCAGCGGCACATTAAAGTTTACACCCCAACGTGCAGCGATAAGTTTAGGTAGTGCTTCATTAGTAGCGTCTATGATGCTGATTACTTTTGCTTCTTCATCTGGATGAACATCAATGACTATACTATCATGCACTGTATTCACTATACACGATTGCAAACCCTTTAGCAACTCATCAATATGCAATAATGCAATCGGAACAATGTCTGCTGTAGCGAATGATTGCACAGGGTAATTCTTTATCTGTGTAAAGTGTGATACACGTCCAGTAGCTTTACGTACCACATCAGGGAACGCAAACTCACGACCACTGGGCGTGGTAATCTTTTGTGTTGTTATAGCTTCTTTAGCCAGTCTGGTATGCCAAGCCGCCACTCCTCTGTATTTGTCTGTGAAATGTTCGTAATACGCCGCTTCTGCTTTGCTTCTGCCGAATCCTGTTGCCCCATAGAGTGGCGCAAACGTATGTGCTTTCGCATCCTGTCTACTCGTAGACTGACCAGCATCACTAATAACTTTAGCGGTATATGAGTGTACATCAAACCCAGTAGATACTTCTTCAAT